GTCAAGCTCGGAGAACTCGAAGTCAAGTACAACACTTCTAGCCAAGCTACTGGAACTGTCAATAACGTATTCGACGTTTACCCTTGGCTGCAGTCTTATCTTGGTGCTTATTGCCTTGGAGGCTCTGGCTCTTATCAAGTTCGTACTGTGAGGGGTTGAGATGCCAGGAGCACTAGACAGTTTATTCAAAAACGTTGCCAAATCAGTTGTCGCTGATCTGGGCAAATCCCTTGACACGACAATCACTTACACACGCAAAACAAGTGAAGCGTACAACCTTGCCACTGGTGCGGTAACAACAACCGACGCAAGTTATTCATTTGACGCCCCAATCGAATTTATTCGTTCTGACGAAGAAGCGGGTTATCAAGAAAACGTAGCGAAGTTGTATATCACTCCAGACCAGATTGGGGACAACCAACCAACGTTGCAAGATGAGGTTAGTTTGCAGTTTGCAGGCTCTGCGCGTGTGAGCAAGATCCAAGATATTCAAACGTATCGTGGAGATCAAGAGTATTTGTTTATTTTGCGGGTGGTGTTCTAATGACGCTTGTAAACGCTAGAGCTGCATTTGAGACTGCCATTAATACTGCTGTTGCTGCAGCGGACGCAACGGTTGACGTTGTTTTTGACAACATGCCGTTTACGACACCGGGTAAAACAAAGAAGTACGTGTTGGTCACTCTAAACTTCGATCAATCAACGTTCCAGCCGCAAGGCAGTTCCATTGATTTTTACAGTGGCACAATTCAGTGTGGCGTGTTTACTCCAAAAAACAAGGGTTCTGCTGGCGCGGCTGCCATTGCGGAGTCGGTAATTGACGGCTTGACTTCCGTAAATGCTCCTGGTTATTCAGACACCTATTCGGTTTCGCCACGAGTAGAGCAAATTACTGGTCCGGTTGCTATTACGACTGAAGACCAAAGCCATTTTGTTTTAAGTCTGCGTTGTCGCTTTACTGCTAATGGCTAAGCCCATTACTGAGCTAACTAAAGATATTCGCAAGTTTGTTGAAGAAGGACGTGCAGCCGCTGGGCCAAAGATAAAACAATCTTTGCAGCAAGAAGGCCCTTGGTGGACGGGTGATTTTGGTCGTCGTTGGAAGCTAAGCAATCAAGCCGTTAAGCCTACTGAGCTAAAAGATATGCTCAGACGTTCTACGCCCCCTAAGACTGCTCGTCCAAGTTTTGGCGAAGATCCAGCATTGAAACTTCCAATAGACAGTCCTCTGTATATCGGTAACTCCGTCGCGTATGCAGGATTTGCGGTAAATAACCCTGGTGCGGTTGTCTATCGCGGCAATGCTACTCGTACTTATAGAGAGCATAAAGAAGTGGATAAGCGTAAACTAACCTCTAGGAACCAAGATCCTGATTGGTACGTTGTCTACACCGAAACAAAAGGGCTTATTGCTGATTTGGACAGAGGGTTTGCATCAGTCCAAATTCGTTAGGCTATACTGTGCTAGTTGACTGAGTTTTATGGCTGAAACACGCGCAATCGACAAACTGTGCAAAGCGTTTAGTGTCGAACAACGCAGTAGCTACACGATTAAAAGTGGGGAAGAAGTCGTTCTAAAGCTTTATTGGAAGCCTTTAACGATTGCTGATCGTGATTCCATCAACAACTCTTTGAAGGCATTAAACGTCAGCGGTTCTGAGGACAACTTGGATTTTGCGATCCAGATGGTCATCCGCAAAGCAGAAGACGAAGCAGGCAACCGGATCTTTTCGGACGGTGACCGTGCCAAGATCTGCAACCGACTGCCTTTAAGCATTGTTTTGGACATCATGTCCAAGATGCAGAGCATGGATGAGGTGGAAGATCCTGACGCCATTAAAAGCGACGATTGAAGGCGACAACTACCTGTTCTTGCAGTTTTTTATTGCTGAAAAACTAGGTATGACACTGGCTCAGCTTCGAGCCAGCATGTCGCTAGAAGAACTGCAGGCTTGGAGCGCATATTGTTCCGTCAAGTCAGACCGAGAACAGAAGGAGATCGAACGCAGCCGTCAGGAAGCTCAACATCGCAGGGTGCGCTAACCTGAGAGCAATGTTCTCGGGTTAGTCGTGGCTGCTGAGTACGAAGTAAATATCAAGATTAATACTCAGCAGATTGAGCGTGATCTTAAAAAAGTTGAGAAGGCTGTAAATAACATCGGTAAGGGCAAAGGCGGCAAAAAGCAGTCTGTTCTTGCGTTGCCCAGCACAGAGATGCTGAACGCAACCGCTAGAAAAATACAAAGCCTTGATAAAGTTAATAGAAAAATAGAACTAAGGCAGCGAGAAATTAGCAAGCAGACAAGAGACCAAGCGTTAAATATAAACACTCTTGTAAAAACACAGGATCGACGTGCTCGCTTGCTGAACAAGATTAACGAAATGGAGGCAAAGGGCCTCAATGTCAGCAAGTTAAGGAAACAATTAGGCAAAGCTACAACTGAGCAAGGCAAGAGACGTTTTGGCAGTGCTGAAAAAGAATTTCGTATCTTAGAAAAAAGTCTTCGCTTAGAGCAGTCAAAGCTGCGAATACTTAAAGCGCAAAGAAAAGGTTTCCCTGCCAGCCCAGTTCGTGGCGTAAGAAGCATGATGGGCTCACCAGCTCAAATCAGCGCATCCGGCAGGCAAGCTGCAGATCCTATTAAAGGCCGTGCTGACTTAGTAGGATCTCCTGCTTATTATGAAGCTCAACAAAAAGCTATTGACCGACTTGCTCGCCAGGGTGGAGCTTCAGACCCTATAAAGGGGCATCCAAATTTAGTTGGATCACCAAAGTATTTTGAAGCACAGCAAAAAGAAATCGACAAAGCAGCTCGTCAAGGTGGAGCTACAAATCCATTAAGAGGCAGCAAAAACCTTCCAGGTTCTCCCGCATATTTTGATCATCTAAATCGAGATATTTCTAAACTTGCGCGTCAGGGCGGTGCAAGTAGTCCTATACGAGGTAATAAAAATTTAATTGGCTCTCCTGCTTATTACGAGCACCAAAGAAAAGAGCTTGAAAGACTTGCGCGTAGAGGAGGCCCATCAAGTCCGATTGGTGGGGCGGCAAATATTCCAGGTTCACCGCGTGCGCGTAAAGCTGGCATGGACCGTCTTGGCCAGGTTGCTCTTGGCGCAGGCTTCCCGTTGCTATTTGGTGGTGGAGCGGGATCTGTTATTGGTGGTGCGGCAGGTGGACTAACCGGGTCTTTTGGAGCGCAGATTGGGCTCAGCGCCCTTGGCCAACAAGCAGATCAGTTATTAGCGAGCACTGTCAAGACGGCTGAATCTGTCAATTCTGTAGGCGGAGCACTTGATTTTCTGCGAGAACGTTCATTGTTCAGCTCAAAAGAGACTGAAGAGTTAGCGAAGAAGCTTGAAAATCAAGGGGACTTGACCGGCGTAGCAGCTTTAGTTACGGAAGAGCTAAATGATGCTCTTGGCCCAGGTGGCATTCAAAAAATGCAAGACCTTGCTGAGCAAACAAAGCTAGCCAAGCAACAATGGGGAGAACTAACAACAAATCTTGAGCTTCTTATTTCTGGACCTTTAGCCGAATTTTTAAAAATAGTCAATGCAACTCTCGGTATAAAAGTTGCACAGTCTCAATTTGCACGATCTTTTTCAGAGCTGAAACAGAGAGACCCTCAAAGGGCGGCAGCTCTCATGCCCTCGATGCAGGGCAGCAAAAATCCTGTAATAGGCGGGCTTAGCTCCCTTGCTTTTGGCCCAAACATGGCAGGGGGAGTGTTTGACATGCAAGGCTTAAGCGAAGGAGCGTTAATAGATTTTACTAGCCAAATGAACAATATTTTAAAATCAATGGGGGTAAAAGACGCCGCATTGCCTATAACGGAAGAAGATAGAAAAAGATTTAGATCTGGTTCAGGCGTAGACAAAGCTGCAAAAGAGGAAGAACGGCTGCAAAAACGGTTGGCAAAACTTGAAGAAGAGCGCCAAAAGGTTATAGAGATTTCTCGGTTTAAGGACCGGATTGCAGCGGCTGAAGCAGCTGACGACGCACAGTTGGTTATTCGCCTGCAAGGCGAGCAGAAGATGGCTGAGATTGAAGCCAGCCGTAAGCAAGCTCTCGTTGGCATTACAGATCAACGTGAAATAGAAAGAATTAATATTGGTAAGGCCACCGAAAAATTAGCGAATCAGCGTGAAACGGAACGTCAAATTACTGAAGAGCAGCGTAAACGCCAAGAGTTGTTCCAAGATACTGTTGCAGATCTCGAACATCAGCTTGCTTTAGCCCAAGCAACAAGTGAGGCAGAGAGGGAACGACTTCGTATTGAGAAAAAGCTGCAAGAGCTAAGAGAAGATGGAATGTCCGAGGGGCAAATTGGCAAAGTTGGCGACTTGTTAAAACAAATATCTGCAGAAAACTCTCCTCTTAATCAGTTTATTAATCAGTCAATTGAGAGTTTAAACAATTTAGAGGCTCGTGCAGTACAAGTTTCTGAAGGGATTGGAAATGCTATTGGCAACTCGCTGGTAAGCGGAATGCGGGGGTTGATTACTGGAGCGACATCAGTCAAGGAGGTGTTTGCCAACATGTTGAGTAGCATTGCAGATGTGCTGGCGCAACAGGCAGCAAATATGATCGCAACTTATATCTCGATTGGAATTGCACGCATTTTTGCTGGAATAGGCAGTGCTGGTGCTGCTCCTACTGGCGCTGCTGCTGCTCCGGCAAGCAAGGCGGGTACGTTAACAACTGGTCCGCTCCCTAACCTTGGTTCAGGGCCTTCTTTCGGGAGTGTTAGCGATTTTGCCCCTGCAACAATTCTTCCCGCTGCAAGATTTGCTCAAGGCGGTTTTGTTTCCAGCCCGACTAGCGCATTAATCGGTGAAGGTGGCGAATCTGAGTATGTCGTCCCAGCAAGCAAGATGAATGAAGCCATGGGACGTTATGCCCGTGGTGCTCGTGGCGGTGCTGTTATTCCTGACGGTTCTGGCGGTGATGCAGGTGGCGAAATGGGTGGTGGCGGTGGTTCCATTGACGTGAACTACAGCGTGGAACGGATCAATAACGTTAATTACGTCACTGCTGCTGAGTTTGAGAAAGGAATGGCTCAAGCGGCTAAGCGTGGCGCTGAACTGGGCAAGCGTGGTGTTTACAGTGATTTGATCAACAAGCGCAGTGTTCGCAGCAGGGTTAGCGTATGACACTCGAAGCTATTACCACGTTTATTCGCTTTACCGACAGCGAAGACACAGCAATTGTACGTTTTTCGTTCCAGAACAGTACGACAACGAGTGCAATTGATTACACTCGGCCCGGCGAAACTGATTCTGAGTTGTATGACTTTTTGCCGTTTATTTATAGTGGCGCGACCAAAACTATTTCTGGAGACAACATTGAAAGCAGTTTGACATTTGCGGCAAATGAAATAAGCATCGCTTACGCTCAGGAGGCTAGAGAAAATTTTTACTTAGTTGAAGTCAACACGGTGCTGATGAACCCAACGACATTTGCTCCAAATCGAACCTTGACGACTGAGTATTGGATTGCATCTGGCTTGGCCTACAACGTTGATGGCGTGCAGCTCAGCCTTAGTTCATCAATTGACGCTGTTTCTGCATTTGTCCCTAACAAGGTGTTGTTGTCGAAAACCGTTGGTTCGCTGCCTGTTAGTTCCCGCATCAGCAACGCTTGATTGAGCCTTGCCAACTTATCGGAATGCCTTACAGGCTTGGAGCGGTGCCCGAAAAGCATGGTGCTGCTGATTGCTTGAGTTTGGCTACAGCTGTTCAGGCTTGGCACGGTGTTGACATGCCTGCTCCACAGCGATCGTGGTACAGGCGTTTGCGGCGTAAAGATTATTCGGTGTTTCCAGAGCAGCTGGAACGTTGGGGCAGAAAGTCAGGTGACGCTAGAGTAGGCACACTCGGGTTAATCCATTGCCTTGACGGCAGTTATGGGTTGGCTTCTTTCTACGAAGGCGGATGGCTGCAATTCAGAGACCGTC